ACGATTGCAAATACATCTGAACAACAATTTAAAATTGAGTTTGAATGTGAGTTCTTAGGATCAATTGATACTTTGATTGCTCCAAGTAAACTTAAATCTTTAGTGTATGAGAATCCAATACAACAAAATGCAGGTTTAGATGTTTATATTCCACCAGAGAAAGGTCACGATTATTTGATGACAGTTGACGTAGCAAGAGGAGTTGGAGAAGATTACTCTGCATTTGTTTTAACTGATATCACTGAGTTTCCACATAAGGTTGTAGCAAAATATCGAAACAATGAAATTAAACCAATGCTGTTTCCAAATATTATATACGAAGTAGCAAGAAATTATAATCAATCCTTTATTCTATGTGAAGTAAATGATATCGGAGATCAAATAGCATCCATATTAAACTTTGATATGGAATATGAAAATCTATTAATGTGTTCTATGAGAGGTCGTGCAGGTCAAATTGTAGGTCAGGGATTTAGTGGTAAGAAGACTCAACTTGGAGTTAAAATGTCCAAGACAGTTAAAAAAGTTGGTTCATTAAACCTCAAGACAATGATTGAGGAGGATAAATTATTATTCAAAGATTATAATATAATATCTGAACTAACTACATTCATATCAAAAAGTAATTCATTTGAGGCTGAGGAGGGATGTAATGATGACTTAGCAATGTGTCTTGTGATATATGCTTGGTTAGTTGCACAAGATTATTTTAAAGAACTTACTGATCAGGATGTAAGAAAGAGATTATATGATGAACAAAAAAATCAAATCGAACAAGATATGGCACCGTTTGGTTTCATATCTGATGGATTAGATGATGGTAGTTTTGTAGACAATGAAGGAGATACTTGGCACGTTGATGAATATGGTGATCGTTCTTATATGTGGGAGTATCGGTAGTGAAAAATTTATTTAAGAATGCGAAATTGAAAAGATTATTATCCAAGTCATTTCCAAATAAAAAGATAACTATAACAGACAACAAAGATGGATCACAAACAATTCTGATACTCTAATGGACTTTACTGAAAGAAATGTAATTGAATCACTATCTGAAATTGCTCCTTACATTGAGGCTGATGGTGGATATTTGCAATTTGTAGAAATAGAAGAGGAAACAAACTTTATTAAAGTTAGATTGGGT